TAGAAGAGAAGAAGAAAAAAAAAAAAAGATAAAGAAATGTAAATAGAATATACAATAAAAGTAGAATAAATATTTACAATTAACAAACAGGTAGAAAAGTTTTTACAGAAAAGGGGAAGAGGTAAAAAAATTACGTAACACACACGTAAATAAGTTTTCTTAATAATATTAGGTACTTATACGCTTTTTTAGTACGTCCGTTCTAATTATCTACCTAAGTATCTAATATTATTACTAAAAATATATCTTGACTTTTTTAAAATACTATAGTATAGTACTTCTTTATAATACTTTTAATATTAAGGATTTAAAATGAGCACCCTACCATCTATAATAAAGTTCGATAAAAATTCTCGTAACGTATTAACTAACAACACAGTCTTCACCAAAGAAGAATTAGTTTACCTCTTTGGTGAAAAGTCAATAGTAACATGGTTGAAACTCAATGGGTATCTATATCAGTCATCTGACTGTCGTTGGCGCAAGACAGATAAATTAGATGAAATTTTAGCAGACGGTGAGAATATAAGAACGGATATATAAACCATTTACTTGATGGAGGTTTTCCTATGAAATCAAAAAACTGGATAAGAACTTGTCAAGAGTGTGGATACAAAGGATTGTATTCACAGCCGAATCAAAACGATAAAAACGAAAACTGGAGAAATACAAAATGCCGTAAATGCCATAGCATATCACTTGACTATGGCAGGGAAAACTGTGTTCTGACAGACGAAACGTGGAAACAAGTTTCTGAATAAACCCTTTAAACTGAATGGAGGTCTTGCCAATGAAGTTCAGGAACGTAGTAACTGGAGAAGTAAGACAGTTCGATGAAACAATGGATGTTCGTTTATGGGTTAAGTATGAAGAACCAACACTGCTACTTTTTAAATCATTAGTTCTTGAAGTTTTCGTTGAAGTAACCATGTTAAAGCGTAGGGTTGAAGCGATGTTTAATCGGTATCTACCCACCTTAATATCACCACTTACTTGATGGAGGATAAACCTATGAAGTCAAAACAACAGAAAAGAATTGAAGCACAGGAGCGTCAAGAGGAATATGATAGTTTAACGCTGATCGAAAAAGTAAATCGCTTGAACCGTCGTCCAGGTCATTGCTATAAGGAACGGGCGAAGTTATCAAAAGCAATTGAGAATCCAGACAATAAGGTGTATTAACCTACGAAATTCAAACGAATGGAGGTAACTGACAATGAGTAACACAGTATATGACAAAAAAGATTTAGACGACCTTTTCATGCCAGGTGAACCGAATACCCTCAGAAGAGCAAACAGATTCAAGAGGGGATACCTCAAAAAATCAATATTTTCAAATGGTTGGATAAGTACAAATACACCGCATCAAGGAGAGAAAGAACGAAAGCGACGGTTAAAACAATTAAACAAAACCAATGAAATCAATTAATTGATGGAGGTTTAAAATGGAAGCGTTACTTTTATTTGAATTACCACCCGTACACTATACACCTTTTCGTGATCCGAACAATCTGAAAGGTGAAGATAAAAAAGAAGAAGTAGAAAAAATGCGTGAATTTGTTCAGTATTATCAAATACTGGATAATCCTACCCAGTTCGACAAACGTCATTTCTTTGACGCTGTTACTTTCCTTGAAGCAGAAGAATTAAAACAGGTAAAACGTGCTCAGATTGCCAGTATAATGTGGAACAAGATGAGAACCACATTAATAAACCGTGAACTGGAGCTATTCAAAACATATGCGAAACTTAAGTTTATGGAAAAATGGGACAAGAATATAAAAGATGGCAATTTCACTCAAGAAATGAGTAAGGATTTAGACAAATTAACGAGAACGGAAAAATCAGCGTGTTACCTTGTCAATGGTATTGACATAAAAATGAAAGATTGTGATGAATGTAAATCTAAAATATGCTTAAGAAAACCGAAAGAGGAAATTGAAGAAACGGAGGATAAAGATAATGAAGATATTACATAAAACGACAGGGAGAGTTTTATTTGAAGTGAGTGAGGCCAATCTTAGTGGGGCCGATCTTCGTGAGGCCGATCTTCATTGGGCCAATCTTCGTGGTGGGGCCGATCTTAGTGGTGCCAATCTTCATGGGGCCAATCTTCGTGAGGCCAATCTTCGTGAGGCCAATCTTAGTGGGGCCGATCTTAGTGGTGCCAATCTTCATGGGGCCAATCTTCGTGAGGCCAATCTTCGTGAGGCCAATCTTGATTCTTCCTCTGGATTTTCATTCGAATGTTCATCATTTAACATAAAACTTGATTTAAGGTTAGCTGCTCAAATGGCATACCATTTTTGTAGAATGGATTTTGGTGATTGTGAGGAAGCAAAAGAAGCACAGAAATCATTGAAATCTTTGGCAAATAAATTTCACAGAGTAGATGAATGTGGAGAAATAAAATGAATCAATTTGGATGGTACGATTGGTTGGGTCATATAGAAATTGCTCCACTTAACTTTCAAGAGAATTTAGTAATTTGTTTTATTGTTTTGGAGGGGTTTCTATTGATTGCCACGTTATTCGGGATAATTTCACTAATCTTCAAAAAGAAGGAGGATTGAGTATGTCAACAACATTTGTTGCAGGAGAAAAAATAGAAAAAGGGGATCTTGTTTATCAATCAATGGATGGAAAGATTTATCTTGCACCAGGTAATACAAGTAACAAGAAAAAAGAAACAGAAAGTTTTGATATTGAAACAGTTCGCCGTATAGCAAGAAGTGAAATTAAAAATTACGTAGAACGAAATCTTGATGGAAATATAAAAGAAGTTCGCAATATAGCAAATGAAGAAATTGATAAGTACGCTCAACAACATATTGCTATATCACACAAACATAAGCTACCGTATATGGATCGTACAGCAGAAAGAGCAGAAAGATCAGGAGAGTCTTGGAGTAAATTTGAACATGAAAATGTTGCAGATGCACTTTTGGCACTTGTTCACAAAAAAGCAAATCAGTTTGGTCGTGGTTACTTGGCAATCAAATGGGAAATTTATAATCAACTTAAAAGGGAATTGGTAGGATAATGGTAAAAATCCGCAATTCAAACTTTATAACTTCTCAAATGTCATTAAGGGATATATCCTATACTTTTGTTTTCAAAGGATCAGCAAAAGACTTTACATATAAAACGCTGATAGAAGAAGGATATATCAAAAAGCATTTGAGATATTTTGCTCCAACAGATAAGTTGCTTGATTTAGCATTCGTCCCAACTTTTATCGTTTTGGACGAGCACCAACGTAGGTGGTTTACATGTAACAATAACTTTTTTGCAAAGGAGGCTATTGAACATCTTGGAGAAGAACAAATTTTCAAGAGAATGGTAAAAGTTGGAATGTTTAAAATAACAACAGCGTGTAGATACAGAAAAAGCGAAGGATTTGAGGAGTTATTAACGGAAGGTGAAACTACATTTAGATTAAGGGAGGATGAAAATGAATACAGAACAGTTGACAGAGAGAATCAATGATTGTATCGAAGAAGAATTTGGTGGCGACAAAGATATGTTTGTCGGTGAAGATGTCGAAACAGTAACGGATATTCTCATTAGCGAATATGCCATCGAATGGGAACTGTTGTCTGTATTGGGTGATTTCAGAGCAGCGAAAGAAGGACATAACAGTTTTGGTTGGTATTTCTACTTCATTGAAAATAATGATGATGAAATTAGCCGGGAGGATTTCATTGACCTGATCCTCAAAATCGAAGCAAAATATCAGGAAATTAAAGACAAGGTGGCTTTCAATGGCTGATACACTAACAGTAAGCGATCTTCAAAAGTTGCAAGAATTGCAGAAAGAGGTCAATGCAATTCGTGAGCAGTTAAAACCGAAGTATGAGGCTATCCAGAAGAAAGTTCAAGTTCTTGATGTGAAGGATGATATAAAGTTCTTGATGGATTTTGAAGGAAAGCCAATTTTCAAAACAAATGTAGAATGGGACGGTCAAGCGTATGAAGTGGTTTTCAAATTGAAGAAGGTTGGATAAAAACCAGTGGACTGAGTGTGGTGAACAATAGAGAGGCATTAAAGCAAACCTACTAAGTAATCACACTCGTCCACATAAAGGATAATGCAATGTTAATATTCTCATACGATTCATCTGAAAAAATGATAACTTGCACTAATTCAGATAAAAATGATTATTATACACAACCGAGATTAGTTTCTGGTGTATGGAGACAAAAAGAGAAAACATCTTACTATCCACTAAATATGGAAAATATCGAACGATTGTTCGCTTGGCATAAAAAAGATAAAAGCGCATGGAAATTAGCATTAACGGAACAATTAACAGAGTACTTAAAGAAAAGACAAAAAGATATAGTATCTGTACAATTTTTAAATAGTCTTAAAATTGACACTGTGAGTAAGTTACCTATATTGTACTCACATAATGAGTTAAAGCCTTTCAAGAATCAACATATTGCTCAATATTGGGGCCGGCAGATAGATAGTCATGCAATGTTATGGGAAATGGGTACTGGCAAAACAAGAAGTGCTATTGAAATATACGAAATAAAGAAACAATTAGGAAATGTTGACCATGGAATTGTTATATGTCCACTTTCGATGGTAAATAAATGGGTTGAAGAAATTGGAAAGTGGTCAACTGGTATGGCGTATCCGATAAGGGGAACGAAAGAAGAAAAAGCTGAAACATTAGGTGAAGATTGGGAATGGTTGGTAACTACATATGAAACATTTTGTAGGATGAAAGAAGATATACTTTCAATAGTAAATAATAAATGGTTTGCTGTTCTGGATGAGACAACAAAGATAAAAAATCCTCATGCTAAAAGATCAAAAGCATGCCATGAACTAGGATTAAAGACAATTCATAAATTGATATTGACAGGAACTCCTGTTACTCAACATGCATATGATGTATTTAGCCAATTTCTTTTCCTTGATGCAGGTGAAACATTTGGTGTTCAATACGATAGTTTTATAGACAAATACTTCTGGCGTCAAGGATATAAACTTCTTGCCAAAAATGGAGCACCGAAAGAGATAAGTGATAAAATGTTTGGTAAATCAACAAGATTTGTAAAAAAGGAATGTATAGATATTCCAGATAAATTGTACGATCAACGAATACTTGAAATGCCATTATATAATAAGTTGAGATATGATGAAATGGTTAAATGGTGTATAACTCAAATAGAAGGGAGTGAAAAAGTAACAGCACCAATAATATTGGTTCAATTGTTAAGGTTAAGTCAAATAACAAGCGGGTTCATTAAAGATGTTACAAATAAAGAAGTTCCATTTGAAGAGAATCCAAAAATAGACGCGCTTGAGGATATATTGGAATCAAGTAATGGAAATAAAATAGTTATATGGGCAAGATTCCAGTATGATATTGAACAAATAATGACTTTGTGTAAAAAGATGGAAATTGATGCAGTGACTATATATGGAAAAGATAATGAAGCAAGTAGATGGGAAAATATCAAAAGATTTCAAACGGTTGATTCTTGCAAAGTTATTGCAGGCACAGCAGGAACTGGTGGTCATGGAATTGACCTTACTGCAGCAAATACCGTCATATATTTCAGTAATTCATATTCTCTTGAACAAAGATTACAAAGTGAAGATAGGGCGCATAGAGCTGGACAGGTCAATCAAGTACAGTACATTGACCTTTTATGTAAGGATACAATTGATTTGGCAATATATAAAATATTGCGTTCTAAAAAGAATATTGCGGATATTGTAACAAGAGATAACATAAGGGGGTTATTATGAAAACTTCTCATAGTGGAATTTGGTATAAAGAAAAACCTGAAACAATACTTATGACTGAATTTGAGTTAGAGCAAATAAGAGCAAAAATATATGACAAAAAAGATATTGATGAAATCAATAATCACAGAACTGCAATTAAGCAGATATTGAAGAAATATGAGATAAAATGAACATTAAACTATCTGATGAACAAAAAGCATTTAAAAAACTTTGTGATAATACAAAAGGGATCGCTTGTACATTAACTAAAACATATATGAAGTTAGCTGGTACTACACAAACTTTTTACAGAGCATATAATAGTGATATTGGCAACGGAAATGAGTATGAACATCCAATGTTTGCCGTAGATTCTTTATTGAAAAAGGAAACAAAGGAAACAAAGAAATGAAAATATCATTATTGACTGATGCACCAAACCATAATTTAGCATTAATGAAATTGAGTGCGTATCACAAAAAACTTGGTGACATAGTAACCCTTAATCAACCACTGATGGAGGCAGATAGAACCTATGCAAGTATCTTATTTGAATGGAATAAAAGAAACTTTATTGCAGATGAGTATGGAGGAATACAATTCCCTGATAAAACATTGCCAAGAGAGATCGAATACATTAAACCTGATTACGAGCTTTTCCCAAATATTGAATATAGCCTTGGTTACACCTTTAGACCATGCTACCGAAGATGTGATTTTTGCTTGGTCAAAACTCTTAAACATCCCGACACACGACATCACTCCATATATGATTTCTATGATAAACGATTTAACAAAATCTGCATAATGAATAACAATTGGTTGCTTGATCCAAAATGGAAAGAAACATTTGAAGAAATATGGAAGGAAAAATTAACTGTTAAAGAACATGGTCTTGATTTAAGACTAATGGATGAGGAGAAAGCAGATGCTATTAAAAAAACAAAATGGGATGGAAGAATCCACTTCGCTTGGGACAGAATGCGAGACGAAAAGCTCATTCTCAGAGGACTCGAATTTATTCATAAGTATAAAATCGAAGCAAGAGTCTACGTGCTTGCAGGTTATGACACAACATGGGAAGATGATCTCTATAGATGCCAAAAGCTCATCAATTTTAACCAAGTTCCTTATATTATGCCTTTTAAAGATATTGGAATGGTTAGTCAAGTTAAGAATTTCATCAACTCGTTAGATTATTGGCATTATCGTGACTATATTAAGGGTGGATTCTTAAAATGGATGGATGGACAGGTTTCTGAAAAAAGCAAAGGAGCAAAAAAAGAAAAACAAAAGAAAGCACAAAATGCTGATTTATTTGGGGAATAACTATGAAGATATACTGTTGTTGTTGTGCTAAACAAATTGTTCAATATGATGTAAGACAAGATGATAAATATGTAACATGTGGCCCAGTTATTGCTATGGGATTTGGAAAGGTTTGTTGTAAATTTTGTAGCAAAGACCTTGACGAAAATGGATTATTTCCAGAAGAAAGAAGGGATATATGAAAAAACGACCTGAAATTGCAAAAATAAATGTCGATCTTCATCAACATGATCTTTCAAATTTTCTTCATTGCCCATTTAAATATAAAATGGCAAATGTTGATAAGATAATTCCACGTGGAGTTCGCAAAGCAATAAATATAGGTGATCTTTTTGCAAAATGTGTTTACTTTTTGCACAATGGAGAAGGAATAGCTACTTGTATGGCATATGTGAACGATTTACAAAAGCCATTACTTGATAAAGCAATAAACCAATCACAAGTTGATCAACTTGAAACATCTGTTACTATAGTACAGTCTATGTTGTTTGGATATGAAACAAGATTTTTAAACAAAGATAATATAAAAGTAACAAAATATAACCAACAAGGAGGAATTGAAGGATTTGATGAAATTAAAATTGAAAAAATTATACCAGAATATAAAATCGAAGTTCCTTTCATTGTTGGCAATTATCATTATAACTACATTAATCGTCTTGATGGGAATATTATCACATCAGTAAATCCTTGGATACTTGAGTTGAAAACAACAAGTCAAATAGATAGTGATTTGATTCAAAAACTTAACACTAACTTTCAAATAAATTCATATTGGTTTGCCAAGATAACAAAAGATCAACACATAGTTGATGGAGTTCTATACCGATATATAAGGAAACCATCAATCAGACTAAACAAAGGAGAAACACCACAAAAATTCAGAATAAGGTTGTCAAAAGATTATCAAGATAGACCAGAGTTTTATTTCTATGAGGAAAGTTTGTACTTCAATCAAAATGCAATAACAAATTTCATAAAAGATTTGAGATTGTATTTTGAAGATTTGACAAGATGTTATGTTACAGGAACATGGCAAAGAAGGGGTACTGCTTGTGATAGTAATTATGGATTATGTGAATACTTGAAATATTGTAGCAATCCTACAGAAGAAACATTGAGGACTTTTTATGAGCACTGTTAAACAACAAGATACTCCAATGCCATTTGGTAAATATAAAGGAAAGTTAATTTGTGATTTACCAAATAGTTACATATTTTGGCTATTGGATCAAGATTGGGTTGTTAAAGATTGGCCTAATTTATATGAACAAATTCAAATTGAAAACCAATATAGAGATAAATTTGGGTTTGATGAGGATGAACATTGAAACCACTTCCACATGAAATAGAACTTCAAAAAGTTCTTGATGCTATAATTGCCGTAGCTCCAGATTGGAATGTTCCACCATTGGATATGTTTGATTTTATGCCAACAGGCACCAAGGTTTATGGGTTGGCTTACAATACGGGTTCAATATCATTAAATTTAAATACATTAGGAGAATTTAGTTGTAAAAATAAACAATTTGTTGAAACAATAGTTCATGAAGTTGTTCATGTTAATCATTGGGATGAAGGACACAGTAATCAGTTCTGGATAATACACGGAATGTTGTTAGATAAAGTTTTGAATAAATTAAATAAGGAGAATTGAAATGGATGAAAGCAAATTATCAATGGTTGACAGAATAGAACTTCAAAAGATACAAATGAATGAAATTGCATTAAGACAAATGTTAGCTGTCATAGTTCTGAAACATCATAATGGACATTTGATTTTGACAGATAAGGAAATAACAAGTACCTATCCATTAATCGGAGAATGTAATATTGAATCATTTCCTAATGAAAAGATAGAAATAACAATTAGACTAAAGGAGGAAACAAAAAATGTCGCTACCAACCGAAAAAAAGAAACCCTCAACTAATTTATGGGATTATACAATTTTATTGTATGGTCAAAAACTTATCGGTAAATCATCATTAGCAAATGAAATACCAAATAATATTTTCCTTAATGCAGGTGGAGGTCTTGAAGCAATTGAATGTTTTCAAATACCTCTGATAAATTGGAATGATTATAAACTTGCGGTAGCGGAACTTATTGATCCAAATGCAAAGCATAGTTTTAAAGTTGTAACTCTTGACACTGTTGATAGGATACACAAACTATGCGTAACTGAAATGATGAAAAAGTTGGAAATAACACATCCTGCTGACCTTGATTTTGGAAAAGGTTGGGATTTGATTAAAGATGAATTTATGCGACCGACAATGGCATTAGTATTGTCTGGACTTGGTGTTGTTATGATTTCTCACGTCAAGGATAAGGAAATAACAACCAGAACAGCAAAATTTAATAAATCTATAACAACACTACAAGATCATATATGGCAAATGATTGAGTCGGTATCAGGAATAATTCTTTTTTATTCCTTGGAGACAGATGCACAAGGAGTAGAAAAAAGAGTGTTGAAAGTAAAGGCATCTGAAAACTATATTTCTGGTGATAGAACTGGCAAACTTGCAGCTTATGGTAACATTGATATTGGTCCAGTTGGTACAAACTGGGGTCGTATTCAAAAAATATTTGATGGAACTTTGGTAAAGGAGAAATGAAATGAACGAGAAAGAAACGTATTTGGCATCATTAGATCAGACTCACAATCCAGAGAATGTTGAAGATAATGGATTTTCAAAACTTCCGGATGGTGAAGTACAATCAAGACTAGACAAACTTTATATAACAAGAGCAAAAAATGGTCAAGGTAGAATGCAGTGTGTATGGGAATTTGAAGTTATTTCCGGTAAACATGCTTTCAGAAAGATAATGAAGTTTTCAGGAATGGACAATGCGGCAGGTCTTGACTTCTTAACACGTGATCTAAGAATGGCAGGGATTGATAATTTCAAATGGTCAAATGTTGAAAGCCAATTCAACAAACCTCTTGATAAATTGTTTTTATTGAAACTACAAACAAAAATAAAGAAAAATACCAAAACAGGTGAGGAAGTAGCTTTTCAATCAATATACATATTGAAACAACTTGATCAAAATGAAGTAATGAAAAGCGATACGCTGAATGACAATGATGTTCCGTTCTAAAACAATACGAGAGTCGTCTAATGGTAGGACGGTTGGCTTTGATCCAACAAATAAAGGTTCGATTCCTTTCTCTCGTTCTCAGCTATACTATGGTGATTCATGCAGTGGTTCGCTTTTTATAGGAAATATTTTGCAAATTTACAGGAAACAGTAAGAAAACAGAATGTTGTATGTCCCTTTCATGCTGACACGAGTCCAAGTTGTAGTTTGGACTTGGAGACAGGTTTGTACTTCTGTCATTCGTGTCAGGATGGAGGGGATGTATTTAAGTTTTACATGAAGCAACATTCATGTTCTTTTACAGTTGCTAAAAATGCAATATGTGGAAATGACAAAACTCCTGTTTTAACTGAAACAGAAGTAGATATTGCTCATAGTAATTTATTGAAGTCTGATACACTTCAAAAATTATTATTCATTAAAAGAGCATTGACTATCGAAACAATAAAACAATATAAATTGGGGTGGTATGATGAAAGAGTATCAATACCAATTTACGATGTGGGTGGTGTTCTGGTTAATATTCGTAAATATGATATTCTGCATAAAAGTAAGGATAAATTCAAAGGAGTACAAGGATATAATACAATACGCTTATTTCCTATTAACAATTTACAATACGACAATATTATTATCTTTGCTGGCGAGCCTGATACTCTCTTAGCATTACAATTAGGTTTTCCTGCAATAACTTTTACTGGTGGGGAAGGCTCATTTACGGAGGGATTATTAACTCACTTCAAAGATAAGATAGTTTATATATGTTATGACGTAGACCAAAAAGGAAAAATGTCTGCTCGCTTATTATCAGAAAAGGTAATGAATTATGCAAAAGAAACATATGTTATAAACTTACCGGGAAATATTTTGCCAGAAAAGGGTGATTTTACTGATTTGTTTCTTTGGTCTATTGATCAAAAAAAGAATTTTACAGAAGTATGGAATCCATTAGTAGCAAATGCAACACAAGTAACAAAAATATTGGAAGCAGATATTGAATATCAACCAGTAGATTTTTTTGAAAGTGTTAAACAAGAATTATATGATGAAAATATTACTTTTCAAGCAATTGCTGTCGGTAAAAATTTCTCTCCTTTTCTTGCTCCTAAAACTATCAGATTGTCTTGTAATTTTACCAAAGGAGATTCATGCAAAAATTGTAAAATGTTTTTTACTGGTGGGTCATCTACTGTCGAAGTATCTGACAAAGATATGTTAGACCTTATAAAATGTTCACGCGGAGAACAAAAAGAAAAGATAAAATCACTTGCAAGAATAAGTGGATGTGGTCAGTTTAAGGTTGAATTTGATATGCAAGCAATAGAAGAAATTTTCATATCACCAATAATAAATACTGAAAGAATTGATAGGCAATTCTTGATACGAAAGGCTTATATACAAAGTTACGATTTACAATTAAATAAAACATATAGTTTTTTTGGCAAAACAATAGCAGATGCAAGAAATCAAGAAGCGAGTCATTTTTTCAAAAAGAATATTCCAGAATTAACAGACCTTGATAAATTTGAACTATCAGAAGAAGATGTAAAAAAACTTAAAATATTTCAACCTGAAGCAGATGGATTCAAAGGAGTATTATTCAAAATAAATGAAATAGCAAGAGACTTAACATACAATGTTCCAGAGGTAATAATAAACAGAAGTAACTTAATTATTGCATGTGACCTTGTATTCCATAGTGTATTGAAATTCAAGTTTTTGGATTCAATGGTCGAAAAAGGTTGGGCTGAATTACTCGTCCTTGGAGATACAAGAACCGGTAAAACAAAAACGGCAGTAAAGTTATGCAAACACTACAAGGTGGGAGAATATATAACTCTTGAATCTGCAACACTTCCTGGTTTAGTTGGAGGAATGTCACAGTTTGGTCGTGACGTGATGTTCTCTTGGGGAGTTTTGCCAATTAATGATGGAAGGATGGTGATATTAGATGAAGTTAATGGGCTGGACGTTCATGATATATCGAACCTCTCATCTATTAGAGATTCGGGAATTGCTGAGAGAACAGTCGTTGGCAGTACTAGAAAAACTAGTTCAAGAGTCCGACTTATATGGATTTCAAATCCAAGATCAAGTAGTGCAAGAATCTCGCACTATTCTTCAGGAATTGAAGCAATCAGAGAACTTATGGGACGTGCTGAAGATATATCAAGACTTGATTTTGCTATCATTGTCGCCAAAGAAGATGTGGATGTTCTCAAAATAAACGCACTATCACATCAGAAAGTAGATCACATATACACATCCGAACTGTGTAATAAATGCGTCATGTGGGCGTGGAGCAGAAAAGAAAAACATATAAAATTTACAAAGGAGGCAGAACGTGCAATACTCAAATATGCAATCGAAATGTCAGCAAAATACTCCGACACTATACCACTTGTACAGGGAAGTGTACAGAGGATCAAAATTGCTAAATTGGCAGTTGCGGTGGCGTGTAGATTATTTTCTACTGAGGACGGCATTAATGTTATTGTTAGAGAAGAACATGTGGAGTTTGTTGTCAACTTTATCCAAGAACTCTATGACTCAACTTACTTTGGATATAAAGATTACAGTAAAGGAAAACAAGATGAACAACAAATAACAGGAGAAGAAAAAGTTGAAGATGCCATAAAAGAACTTATGAATCCAGAGAATTTTTTAACTAAGATACTAAATACTAATATGATTTTGTTTGATGATTTAGTGGATTTCACAGGATTAACAACAGAAAAAACAAAAGTATTTAAGCAACTTCTTGTTGCAAATAACTGTATAAAAAGGAGAAAGAATTTCTTTGTTAAAACGCCTGAGTTTATCAAGATGTTGAAACTGATAATTAAAAATAAAGAGGAAAAGGAATGAACAGACCAACTATAGTGTGTTTATGTGGATCAACTAAATTCAAAGATGATTTCACATATTGGCAATTATCAGAAACAATTGCTGGTAAAATTGTTCTTTCTATTGGATGCAGCATGAAAGACGATACTGATATTTTTGGTAATTTATCTCCATCTGAATTACGTTTAACTAAAGCAAAATTAGATGTTCTTCATTTTGCCAAAATAGATTTGGCAGATGAAGTAGTAATACTTAATATAAATAACTATATTGGTGAAAGTACAGAACGGGAAATTGAATACGCAAAAATGCGTGGGAAAATAATAAGATATGTAAACACGAAAGGAGAGTGATATGAAAATTCAAATTTACATCGCAATTGCAAAACATGAGGACGAAGAAGTTTTATTAGGAGTTGGAACAAATAGAAGATTGGTAGAAATCCAAAGAGATAGTTTTATGGGAAATGAGTTACACCTTGATTGGAAAGCACAAACTCAGATACATGATATTGATGTAATTTGGGAAGAAATGGTAACCATGGTAACTGAACCAGCAAAGGAGGATGAAAAAAATGCAATACGTAAAGAAAAGACAGTTTCCAACAAATGAGAAATCATTCATGCTTAAGTTTCTTGAAAGATTGAAAATACAATCTACAAGACAAATGTGGTATTTCAAGACACATGGTGAACCTATGCAAGTCAGAGGTATTCCTGATGTATTAATGTGTTACCATGGATTATTTTTCTGTATGGAGTTTAAAATTAAACGTCATGGGAAAATAGCAGTAACACCATATCAGGAATACACTCAGGAGCTAATAACAAAAGCTAACGGAATTTCGCTTGTCATATGGCATGACGAAGATAATGCTGATGTAGGTATAGGATCAAGAAAATTTGATACTATTGAAAAAGCTGTTGAATGGCTTGTAGATGTATTGGATAGCGCACTGAAAATACCATGCTGTAAAAGAAATACGGAAAGTAGCTAAAATACAGGAGACTTTTTTAAGGTAGGGTAGATATACCTCGGAAGGGTAGATCGTTTAACCTGGACGAAGCCAGACCTATTAAAAGCGATTTTTAGAGGATATTTTAAACAGTCCATTTCCGGCAAAAGTTTTCTGTATTTTTATACTAATCCTGCTCTTTCCAATATTTTGTACTCTTTTGGCACACGTTTGCCAATATCAGTTCTGTACATAATATCGCGTGGCGATTTGATAGCTTCAATATTTTTGTAACATCTTTCAATTGATCTTTCTATGGTGTTGCCTTTGTCTGTGACAACACAAATGATACCATCTACACCAACTACTTGGAGATTGCCATCTTTTTTCTCGCAATCAAAGAACCAGTAGTGATTGGTATCAAGTAATGATTGATCAAAACGAATTAAATCGCCGGCACGTTTATCAGCTTTATCAAAAGGAAATGGTGGTATATTAACACGAACCGCACAAGCAAATGAGGAATTGGTATGAATCATCCTTCCATTTACCGCATCATAGAGCATAGCTCCAATGTCCCCATTTATCGTCTCAAGCCAAGCTTGCAAGGCATCGTAGCCAAACCTTGTAGTAAACTCTATGCCATATGGTTCATCATCTTCTTCCGACACTATACAATTTATATCAATGACCCCGCAATAGTTCTCCTTGGTGAGCAATTCTTTAAGTTTTTCCAAAGTCTTTCCAACAATACAACTTTTAGTTGGAGGTTCAGTATAGTTCCAAACAATATTACCAGCACAACCAATACTGGGGCCAAGACTTCCGGTGAGCAATTTCTTTTCCTCCATAGTCCCATTCTGATTGATGATCTGCCCATGAGAAAACCATATCTCCGTGCTTACCTCGATTCCTTTTATAAATTCCTCAAGTACAAATTTAATTGGCTTTCCTGATGGCCACTCAGGTTTAAATTTGTGTTCAATGCGTTCAATTAAATCTTCAACATCTGTGCCAATATACGACCAATCAAGTTCAAGATTTCCTGATGGTTTGAAAACATATCGTTTCTTTTTATTTGCATTAAGGAAAGAAATAGCTTGTCCAAAATCAGTAAATTCTTTAAAATTTGGTGTTTTTATACCATTTTGTTTCATTGTTTCATGACCAAGTTCTCTATCAAGTTCTAATTTATCTGCAAATTTAGAACCATTGATAACTTGGTATCCAGAGTCAATTAATGACTGTGCAATACCTGACATTTTAACATGATCTACGATTATAATTGTATTACGATTTGCATATCGTTCCCAATTATCAACCTTTGGAATTAAACCATCCAATGTCTTTTTGCAATTTTCAGATTTAATCCAAATATGAACTGTATTTCCCTCAAGTTGAACCCTACGGGCCATTTCACAAGTATTACCTTCACATGACAAAAATAAGAATTTCATTATTCCTCGCTTGGCTTGAATCCCATAAATCGTTTTAGTTTATCTTCATCCCTGTTTTCTTCAATACCATTAACAACATCTTTAATTGCTAAATATCCTGGAATATGAATTGCACCTGTATTTAATAGTGCATTACCAGCTTTTTCTTTTTCGTAGTCGGAACCACCAATCATCTTCCTTGCTGAATCCCATGCTTGCATTGGCATAGGCGACCACATGAATGGATGTGTCATCATCCAAGATGAAATATCTACTCCAAAAATTTCCTTTCCAACTTCATACATAAGTCCATTAACAGCAGCAAGAGTTCCTAATCGTTTTGCTATTGTACCAACAGAACCTCTTGTGGAAAGGTTTCTTGCATATTTGATATACCATGAGGGCCAGACTCCAAATTGACCTAACACTCGGCCAGCGGTGCTTCTAGCCCAATAAGGAGCCTGACCCTTCTCATACAACCATTGTGTTTCAGCAGTTAAATGTAATCCCATTCTTTCAGATAATGACTGTACATCTTTTGATTTAAGTAATGGTACAATTTCATTCTTTATTAATACTGGATGGAAAAAATCTGCTCCAGTATCTTTAATAAATGTATCTATTGCTTTTTTTTCAGACATACCACCTTCAATATTTTCAAGAAATTTTCCACCATAATATGCAGATTTTTCTTTCATTGCATGATAGGCTATAAAACGACCAACATTGTGACCAGATGTTAAATTATATGTTGATTTCTGTGTAATATCATCAACGATAGACCAACCTTTATTAAGTTCTCCGGCGGCAACTGGTGCCTCTTGCAATAATGCAGTAGCGGATTTAGCATCTGCCCATGCTTCTGGAGATTTAACTTTAGCCATTCCTTTTGCAAACCAATAAGGATTAATTATTGGCATTGATAACAGAGACTGATACATTGAACGAACATATACCAAAGGTCTAAATGCCAATGCTCCAGCATATGATAATTTCAAATGCAAATTTATAAAATCTTGTGCAGCATTATGAACATCAAAAAATCCAGGTTCTTCACCAGTTTTTAAAAATCTTGGAATTTTTTCAATTGTAGCTTTTCCTGTTTCCTCATCTATAACTTTACGCGGAACATCTAATTTTCTAAAAGTTTCGTTTCTATATCTTGCAGAAGGTTCTAACCCGACCATATCAAGAGATTTATTAATAATTTTATTCAAACCTCTTGCAAAAACTTCTCCAGTATTCTTTATACTTTCATCAAATCCAGTCTGCCATCCTCGCATAGTAGCTACATATTTGTTAAGTTGATCAATATCTGCTTTTGATTCAAATTTTGTTTTATTTAATTGATTAGATAATTCTTCAAGATAATTTCCAACATATCGTTTCTTTGCACCACGACGTAAATATGAATCAACTACTTTAAATATTTGCTCTTCATGGGGACGCAAATATCCAGTACGTTCTTCTAATGCAGCCCAATTATATTCTTCTGGTAATTGCCATTTTTTTATTGCTTCAGTCCAACCTTGTAATCCTTCTTTCATCATTCGTGGAGCATAATCCATTACCATTTTATCAATAGGTACATTAAATTCATCAGCAGCATCATTAAGTATTTTTCTTATCTTACCAGCAGACTCATATTCAGGTCTTGTCATTCCTTCAAACATTCCTTTTGCTTCTTCATTTTTAATAATAGAACGTCTAAATATACCAAAATCTCCGTTAGATTCACGAAACATTGGATTTTCAAGTGCTCTATAAATTCTTACAGAACTTTCATAATTCATTCCTTTATTAGCATAACGTAATCTTTGCATATATGGAACTAATGAATTATTTACTTGTCTCATTCCATCACGAATTTTAGATTCAAACTGTTGCATAGGAAAACCAGTTCGTTTTTCTATATCTTGAGCTACAAATCTAAATGGTTCTGCCCATGACAATATTCCAGGTTTTTTACCATTACCTTCTGAATCTAATAACTGAATTTCTGGTAATGATTTTTGTGAAGGTGGAGTTAATTTATCATCAATTTCAGATTTTTGTTCTTTTGTTAATTTCTTTGCTTTGTAGTATTCTTTTTTACTCACAACCCAAGAAATACCCCTATCTTCATATGCAGTACGAAGTTCAGAAATTTTTTGATATTCTATTGTTTCTCCTGTTGATTTAATAACATGTTTCTTTGTTGGACCAACAGGCTTAACTAATTCTGGTGCATTTTCAACTACTTCAGCTTTTGCATCATATTGTTTTTTCATTGATTCTGCAAAATTATCTGACCAGCCCTTAACATAATCATGAACATGTTGTAATGTAACACCATTTTTGGTTAATGGAAAATCTACCTTATTGCCATATTTATCAGTAACTGAAACAATCATATCTCCATTTGCACCTACATTTGCATTAACACCAAGTTCTTTATCTTTACCAATTTTATTAACATCCTGCAAAGTTATTGGTTTTGTTGTTCCTTCTGGTTCTTTATATAAAGTATCCTGTACTGTTTTATTTGCATCAACAGTTAATGGATCAGGAGTTTCTTCATAATGAGATAATTCCTCTATTTCTTTCAAACGTGCAGCTTTAGCAGCTTCAACACGTTCTTTTAATAATGCTTTTCGTTCTTCTTTTGTAGTTGCTATTTTTGTTACTTCATTTTTTGCTTCTGTTAAAGATTTTTGGTTTTCCTTTATATTGTTAGTGGCGGTGAATTGATTAGATTCACCGCCACCAGATTCTTTCAATACTTGGGTTTCTTTTTGTCCTTCTTTGACTTTTTGGCCATTGACAGGAACCTTCTTTCTTTTAAGTTCAATTATTTTTCCTTCCGGTATTTCACCAGCATTAACAACACCTAATGAATTGCTTGTCTGCTTTAAAGTGTCAGCTTCTTGAATAATTGATTTTGCTTCCTCTGGTGATACTCCTTTTATTTCTTGTAATTTTTCAGATACTTTATCAATTATTGCAGCTTTTGAATCAATAATTGGTTGTTTTGGATTGACTTCTACACTATCATAATATTCATGAAATTCTTTATCATACTGAGAAACAAAAGGTTTTTCAACTGTACCACCTTTTAATTTTCCAACTGCTTTTGCACCAAGGAGAAAAGGTAATATCTGTAACGTAGCATACGCCGTAGCACCAGCAACTTCACTACCAGTTAAATCAGTAACAACTTCTCCACCCTTTGTAGCAAATTTTTCCAAAGGTGCATATAGATTTGTTACTATTTGTTCTGCACCTTTTTGATCTCCTAATGGAACCATACCTCTTATTTTATTGTATATTCCATTAGATGCGTTATTTACAAATTCGTATGCCTTTCTTGCATTTTCATCGGTAGTTGATTTTCCTCTTAATATATTGTATGTATCAACGAAAGAACCTCCAGCAAAAGCAGCCATTCCAATACCACTATCAGCAAATCCTTTTGCTACCAAACCTAATGCTTCCGGAACATCCTTAACTGATGTAGCATTTGCTTCTTTTAATAAAGGTTGTTCTAATTTTGTTCGTTCCTGTTTAACGGGAGTTACTTTTATTTGTTTTTCTTCTACAGGAACAAGTCTTGCAGTTTTTGGTTGATCGTCAGTAGTCTCAACTTCAATAGGAACTAATCTGGCCATTTAGTCCTCTTCAACTTGATAGTTTTTCCCATTAATTGTTACACTTCCGTCAGGATTTCTCATTAAAACCTTTCCATTGCCAAGAGTAACATTCTTATCAGTAAAACTTTTAATATCCATTGTACCTTCTACTCCAGTTCCAGCAACTTGTTTTGGAACTTCCGGAGCAACTGGAATGAACACATCTTTATTTTTACCAATCCAATGTGGTGCAGTGGATTTCTGATATTTTATTCCAGCAGAATCCATAGATGTAATAAAATCTTTTTCTTCTTGGCTACCAGGATCATATTCATGTGGTGTTAATTTACCATTTTTACCTTTATCATAAAATTTACTTGAGTTATTTTTCATAAACTCTGTATGAGTTTTTAAAGTATTTACAAATTCTTTATTTGCTGCATTTTGAGTACCAAGTTGTCCGCGAATTGTTTTATTGTATTCGCCCATATCTTTATAATATTGTGAGTGAGCACCATACATTTCAATTTCAGCTTTTTCTTTTGGAGTAGGCGTCCCTTGTAACCCTCTTTGATATTTTGCTAAATCTTTTTCATTAGCAAGTCTTTGAGTAGCAAGTTCTTTTTCATTTGCTAATGTATCGAAAGACATTTGTTTATGTTCAGGAATAGTTATATTCTTTGAAACTTTTATTGCTTTTTCATATTGCATATCAAGTTCTTTTTGTTTAGCAGCAAACTCTAAATCAAGAGCATCCTGTTTTTCACCTTTAAGAACTGGACGCAAAGCCTCACGTTTTTTTATTTCCGCTCCAGTTGTTACTGGTTCAGCCTCAGCTTGAGCTTCAGCTTCTGCTTTTACTCTTGGTTTTATTACTTCAAGTTCTCTTTCTGCTCTACTTGGAAAGTATTTACTTGTTACCGGAATTGCACTTTCATCTGTATCACCAGATGTAAAACTGCCTTTAGTTTTCATTACAGAAGTTAATATTGATGGGTCCATACCAAGATTTTTAGAAATACTCTCTATTGCACCAGGATCAGGAGAACCACCTAATTCCATTAATGTTTGTAATTGGAAGCGTCCTTCATTTTGTTTCCTAATTTTCTGTTGTTCAAGAAATTGAGCAAGTTGCATTAATGTCTGATCTGGTTGCTGATTTGGTACGTTCATTACTGGCATAAACTACTCCTTATCCAAATATTGAAGATATGATTCCTGCAATTCCACCTGCCTGACCACTTTTATTATCAGCACCTTGTGTCAATGTAGTAGAATCATATTGAGGATACATATTTAGTATCGCAGTTAATAATGTATCCATTGGTTGCATTCCTGGTACATTTCTCATAGCCCACTGTTGATATGCTTGCGTTAAAGCATTTTGTGTAGTTGCTTGTTCTGTATTTCCAGCACTCATTAACGTATTATTCAGTCCACCTTGTTGACTAATAAAATTTCCAAAATCTGTAATACCTTGCAACTGGTTGCTTTGTCCAGTTGAATAAATTGAACTTTCAAGACTTGATCTTCCCATTGACAAAGCATCCATTAATGTTTGTGCTTTATCTTCAGTTGCTTTTCCTCTATCAGAACCATAAAAATTTCCGCTTTTTGCATATGAAGAATTTAACTCAGGCATTACATCTTCTTTAAAGTTTTTAACTAGAGGTTTTTCGATACCCTCCTTGAAGGCATTACGCATATATTCTGAATTATAATTTTGTCCAGAAGAAAATTTCATTATTTGTGATAATATATCATTTGCACCAGAAGAACCTGGGTCTGATAAATTGGTTAAATTTCCAATAGCTGTAGTTTGAGTAGGTGATAATGGTGCTGCTAATTGTCCTGAATATGATGGTATTGAAGAAGGATTTGCAGCGTATGGTGTTATCCATTGAAGTAATTGTTGCATTAACTGCTGTTGTTCTGATGTATATTTTGATGCACCAGGCAAAGTAGTATAAGAAGCTGGATTTGAATGCCATAAATTAAATGGATCAAATACATTGGCTAAAGTACCGCTACCACCAAACCCACTAAGATCACCACCAAAACTCCCACTGGTAGAAGTTGCCATATCATACCTCCTTGGTGACTAAATGTTCTTTTACTTCAAATCCAATATCTTTCCATTTTTTGGGATGTAATGTAATAGTTTTTATTTCCGTTATACCATTATTTTTAGTCCAATTTGTTGCATGAGATAATAATTCATTTTCAATTTCTTCTGTATCTCCAAATAACTGAATTATATTAACATGTTCAGAATTTAATGATTGCTGTATCATAACTATAATATATCCAGAAACTTTTTCTTCTGTTTCTGGTTCTTCATTTTCTTCTACACAAACCCAAACTCCCAGCAAGGGAGAAGAAATCATCATCCTTAACCATTTTATGAATGATTTTTTATCATATTCTTTTATTTCTTCTTTTCCGATGTATTCTTGTATTTTTAAATTGAGAAACCTTATTGAATTTGCATCTTTAGCCTTCAGTATTTTCATTTTATAATCCTCTTTTTATATTAAATAAATTGCTGTAATAACTATTACTGACCCAGCTTTAATATCTCCAGCAATACCTGTATCAATTCCATTAACAAGTTTTGAAATAGTTATTTGTGGAATAGAAGGAGAAACAAATGCCTGATAATAAGGATTATTAGCTAACCCTGCTTGATATGCTGCAAAAGTTGAGGCAGCATCAAAAACTTTTGATACATTAGATGGATCCAAAGCCCAAATAGCATAAGCGGCGTTATACGCATTATTAAGTGTACTAATATCTGATGATGGATTAATCCCATAAATAGACACATTGGCAGCACCTCCGTAGGTAGGAACATATGGAAGTCCTCGGAGAAATAGGTCACCCACTGGAGATGACACGGATGCAACCGAAAATGTACCAGTCACTATTATTACTTTATCGTACCTAGTGTAACGTCCTATTCTTCCCGTTCCAGTATTTAGGGTTATAGTGCCACTGCCAGAGCAGATAAACGTTGCCGGCCAGGGTAAGCCACGATCCTTGGTGATGGCGATGTCACTGAAAACGCGGGTGTTCCCCGTGTAACCCAAAATATCGTAATTCAGGTATGGCGTAAGGGCGGTCAATGCTGCAGCATCCGAAATTATGGTCGCATTGCGAGACGGAACCTGATCGATATTTATTGAAAAAACTGGAGCCTGCCCCGTCGCAATCGCCGCAGCAATCCACGCAGCGACACCACCAGGAATGGAATCTTTAATCAGAATGCTGTCTGCTGAATAAGTTGATCGCGAAATGTGGATGGTGTGCGGCACGCCAACCTTCAATGTGATAAGAGCCTTGCCGCTTGCACCTATAGCACTATCTATTATTGAAATTCCAGTGTTGTTAATATATGGATAAGAAGTATTATCTGCACAATTAGTATAATCCCATATTGGATTTAAACCTCCATTTTCTAAACCAAACCTAGTATGAATAATTTCAAGATTACCGTAATTGTCAATCCAACGAGTGTTTGCACTGGTTCCTGATCCGTCGATTTCGGGAACGCCGAGAACGTCATCCATCATCAAGAAACTATGATTTTCAATACTTGCAGTATTGTCAGGTTTCAATCCTGTTGCATCTGCATAGCAATTTAACCATCCACCTTTTATACGTGTTTGATCGGAATACGTATATAACCACCTTGGTGAATTCTGGTTTGTATTTCTTTCTATTTCGACATGTCCACTTGGGGTTTTAATGTAAATTGCCCATTCGGTATTATCATTGCTAATATTATAACAATTTTTAATTACTGTTTTCCCAATATTTAAGTTTGAATTTTCAAGTCTAATTTGATTAGTTCCTCCAACAAAAGAAATATTATTTATGCTTCCCCTATACCAATCTGCTGTATTATAAAAAATTTTTTTTGTTGGATTGGTTTGTTTAATAAATGTACCACCATCAACACCATCAATATTAGCAAATGCACCTATTGGAATATCATCGTTTATTAAATATGTTCCTGCTTGATATTTTACAACAGGTTCTCCACCTACAGCTGCCTGACCATAACCTATTTCTCCTCCTGAATGATACGAACGAAGTGTAGTAGCATAAGAATGCGCAGCACGAATTGCTGCTGTAGTTCCAACAGCATCGGTTCCATCTGATTTTGCACCGAATGATTCTGGATATATTTCATATTTATTTCCAGATATTTGCATTGACTGAATTATATCATTAATTGATTGTTGTAATTGTCGAACTGTTTTATTAGCATCATCAAGACTACTAAATTTATCAGGAACAACTGGAACCAAAAATGATTTTCTATTTAATGTTATTGTATCTGACATTAAATTATATCCTCTTTATCAATATAATAATATTGGAATCCATCAAATTCAAACCAACCATTAAGTTCATTATTCCTAAATCTAAACATTGCTTTTTCATTTGTTACATCAAAAGGATCAGTTAATGTTGGTTTATTTTCATTTGTATTTAAATCTGTTGTTAATAATGAAGAAAAATTAACTCCATTATCTATACTAATCAAACTTTCTATTTTTGTTCCTATAGCGTATAATTGTTGTCTGACATATCTGCTATATTTTCCAATTTTAGATATAAAACTTTTTGTATCAAAATATGAATCTATTGCTACTCCATCATCATTTAAACAAGATTCTAATACATTATATATATTACCACTACTATCACCGAAAAGATCAAATGGCGCAACACTTGTGAAGTAACTTGTTCCTATTCTCCAATTCATCTGACCTATTGTCATTGTTAATTCGCCAATAGTCAACCCTGATTTAGCATGATAATAACCATCACCAGTAATATTTTTACCATCAAAATTCCATATAGAAACAAATTTACTATTTATATAATCATATACAAGAATTTTATCAGGAGAAGATGATGAAGCAGATGTATAAAATAACAAATATAATCCAAATTGTTCTAGCATATGAGAAAACATAGAATCAACATATTCAGAATTTACATCATCAAAGAAAAATAATATTATATCGTTTCCGATTGATGTTGTAGCAAATCCATCAAAGGTATAAAAATCGTCCCAACCCAAAAATAATAAAGTTTCACCAAGTGATTGAATACTCCCTCCAGACATACAACCAACGTCTAAAATTTTAGTCTCATCAAAAACAAAAGGAGGAGTAGTTCCAGTTGCATACATCATTGTTATTGATCTTTCCAATAATATTGCAACTTGACCTCTTATTATTTCACATCCTACAATTGGTCCAGTTGAAGCAGCGAGAGTATTTGTGCCAGAACCTGGGCCAGACCAATCTTTTGGATTCCCAGGAACACACCAATCTATTCTTTGAGGAATTTCATTTCCAGAAACTGTACAATTTAATAGAAGTAACCAAACATAAAAGACTTTTAATAGTTTGCATTTACTTGGAGTTCCTGGCAAATCTTGCCATTCTCCAGAACCATTCCAATACTTTATATTATCAACACCATTCGTTACAATAAATTTGACTTCTCCGGTGTCATTATCATACATTGTTTCACAACTAAATCTATCATTATATGATGCTGTGAAACAATCAGAAACATTCATTTTCACCCAAGTATCTATTGCAGATGAATATAAATATGCATTTCTTGTTGTAAATGCAACTAAATATTCAGTTCCATCATATTTAAAAAATTGTTCTATCTGAACTACTGGATCATTGAATGGTAATCCACTTCCGAAAAGTTCTAATCCTGGTCTTTTTTTCCATTTACCATTTTTTTTAAAAGAATTAACTGAATTATATAATACATCATCACCAATTTTAATTGGTGAATCATCTTTTCTCATCCCATTAAAAACAAACTTAGGAGATTTATTTATATATTCTTTATCTTTTTCAACTCTTTTTTGTATAAATTGTTTTAACATAAATTATACTTTTATGATATACATAACATTTATATTTACTGGTCTAGTTTCATTTCCACCAAATGATGCAGTATTATCTATACCATCTGGAACACCAGTGTATGATCCTATATAATGCGTTCCTGCACCACCAGCAACATTCTGTCCTATAGTTTGTGCATGAACATGTGCTTTTAAATCTTCTGATTGTTTTGTTCCAACATGGTCCCCAATAGTACCATCACCACGATCTGTCCTTGTTGCCGCATCTGGATCAACTCCAGCACTATTATCCCAAGCACGATCAAATGTTCCAGGAGAACCTGGAAGATTAAAATGTGTTCCATCTACATTTCCATACAATACCCCTATTACAGAAAATAATTCTGGATAATCTGCTCTTAAAACAGAAGCGCCATTTCTATGCAAATATCCAGCAGGAGGAGTTTCTGTATGCCATATTTTTGAACTACCAACTGGTTCACCTGGATCATTCATTAATTGAAAATTAGCACCGTCATATATAACAGTTACCATTTGCCCTGTATGAATGTCTCCAGTAGCAAGAGCTAATGCCTTACTACCACATTTTTTTATATTTATTGCTCCCTTACCGTTTACATTTAGAGAGCATGCTCCAATGTTAAAAATATCAGCTTTGAAAGTAAAAATCATTCCTTCAACGTATGCAGCAAATGTTGGAACTGTTGATATAGCATATGTATCAGTTCCTGATACGCTTGCAGCATAAGGTAGAACTTGACTATTTTTTACAAAATTTCCAGCATCAGAAATTTGTAGAACATTTCCAGCAGCATCTTCATAAAATAACTCTATAACTCCAGCACCAACATCTTGTGTATAAAAGAACCCATATCCAGCAACAGGAGAAGGGGTTGATGCTAATGCAACCATTGTCAATTGTTGATGTTGACCATCATTTTGATCATCTTCCCATATATGATCAACTTGCATTCTTTCACGAATAGCAATATATAATCTTCTGAAAAAATCATCAATTAAATAACCGTATGTATTATTATCTGGTAATGACTCAAATGTTGAATCCCATTTATCTGTGAATGCCATAATTTACCTCTTAATCAAATGAATATCTTGGATAATTTGAAGGCAATCTTATGCTTCGTATTGAAGTAGCATCTTCAACACTTCTTAATCCTCTCCAAACTGGAGACTTATGTTTAGTGAACTGAGGAAATCTTGAAGTAAACATTGCAAAATAATAATCACTTCTATCCATATCCCTTCCACCACCAGGTGCAGCTAACGCCATTGACATAACACCATCTTTTAGAATTATTCCATCAGTAAATGGTTCAACTGGAGCATCAGAATCTGTTAATTCGGAAGGAACATAATTATAATCAAATCCAAGAACTTTTACATCACCAGGAGGAGGAACTAACGAAACAGCTACATTAACATCTCCTTGCTCAAAGTATGCTCCCCATGGTGTACCATTTGTAAGATTTCTCCATAACATGTCAATAGAATTTAATTGTTCTATTGTATAAAAATCAAGTGGGCCTTCTATTGTAACATCATAATCACAACCTTTAAGTCTTGTTATTGTATCAACTCCCGTTGCCTTGGGAATTACATATCTTCTTGTTCCTGTAACAGTACTTAATGTCTCATTTCTTGTAGAACAACAATCAAAATTCAATGCTAAATCACGATATAATTCATTAGCATATCCTTCGATTTGTGATGCAGTCCAAAAACCACTTGTTCCTGCTTCTTCTGCAAGTTTACTTAAAACCCATGTGGCAAAACTGCTGAGAATCATTTTATCACCATTTCTACCTTTTCAGCAAATACTGCTAAAGCAGCTACTGATGGATCACAAATAGGCCATTTCAAGTGTCCAAACCCATTTGAAAACAAAAGGTCAGTAAGATAATCTTCTGTTATTCCTGACCTATGTGTGTCTGTTCCATAATTATCCCTTCCATATATGCATTGATACCAATATCCACGCCTTCCCTGATAATTATCAACAAAATATTTACATGCCATTTCAAAATTAGGAACTTCTATGTAAACAGTTCCTCCAAATTTTAGAACCCTTCTGATTTCCAATATTGCTTTTTGATGTTGTTTGTTATTCAAATGTTCAAGAACATGAGAAAAAATAATTCCCTCAAATCTATCATCTTCAAAAGGTATATCCAAAGCACTACCAACAATATCTGTTTGAGTGAATTTATTCTTCACAACATCCATATTGATAGTGTTTGGATACCTTACCTTTCCGCAACCAATATTGAGATACGGTTCATTTCCTACCATGGATTCTTCAACCCAACCTGCACGCTTCCATCATAAATAAATGGAGGGTCAATAATAAAATTTTGTGAAAGTTCAGGAATATCACGATCGCTTGCTAGAAACTGCTGTGTCTCATTAATAACCATTGGACCAGCAGGTGCCATTCCTGAACCAATTGGGTTTGTATTACCAGGAGTTCTCAACTCAACAAATGAAAACGGATACTGCTTTAAACCCCTTCCGAATTTCACAAAAATCATTTCCTCTTTGATGTATTCCTGCATATTACTTTTCCTCCTTCTTATAAAAAAAACTGTCTTTGACTTCTAGTGGGTTAACCCTTTCCTCTTTTTCAAATGGATGCATATTCTGCATCATTGATGCAAATTCTGGATCAGGAAGAAACAATTGATTTATTTTATACTTTTCATAAAGTTCCTTCAACATCTTTTTATTTCCTTCATTTAGGATTATCTTTTCACATAAATGACCAATCTTGATTGTTGAATCCATGTAGATTCCAGCACCTTCAATAAATTGTGCTACCTTAACACAGAAATATACATCTTCAGTGTGTTCTTTTCCTGTTACAAACCAAGGTTCTGGAATCATTTTGAATAAATTAACATCTATTATTGTTGCACAACAGCCTACAGCATCACACTTCACAAGTCCATTCTCATCAACATTATCTGCATAATCATCATATGGTGCCATTCTTTTTAAATCATCAACTTTTTCTATTTTAAAGCACATAGGAAGAAAAGGGTATCCTCTTATAAATGCATTTGCTTGCAATACATGAATTTTACTATTATTTATAATTGTTCTTATCAACTTGACAATATCATTTCCTGTATCAAAATACATATCATCGTCATAAAATAATAGATAATCACATTCCCATTTCATAGCATATTTTGCTGCATTATTCCTACCTGCATCAATTCCACTTCTCCACGGACCAAAGAAAATGATGTCAAATTCATCTTTAGCTTGACCTAATTTATAAAACATATCAAGATGACTGGCATAAACAATTGGATCAATTTGAAAAATATTTGTAGCAATCATTATCTTTGGTTTCTTATTCATTATTTACTCCTTCTGAAAAATAATTTTATAATTTCAAATTTTGTTGGGCATGCCCCTCTCACTCTTTTACAATTGCAAAAGGGGCATGCTCCAATCTTCTTGAGTTCTATATCGGTTATGATTTTTTTGCAATCATCACACCGATATACCGTTATTACATGCACCGAATGAATACCCCACCAGTCACCAAACCAGCAGTAGCAGTTGTAGATGCAGACAATGCCAAAGTGAACGGAGTAAATACAGCAGCGGCAGCTCCAGCGGATGACAACATATACAAATAACCACTTGAACCAGAGCCAACATCCATAATTGCTCCGCAGTTTGTCTGGGCGCTTGTCCCAAAAATCATCTGTGCATCTGAACGATAACCATAGCACTGTACAAGACCATATGCATTAGCTGCAATTGCGGCATCAGCAAGACCGATGCACATTGACTGATCTGTAGCGGCATCGCACAACCATGCAATTTTACCATCATCAGTCCCTGTCCAATGATAACAAACAGGCCGGCCAACCAATAATGCCTCTCCAGCCTTAACAACTACACATACTTTTTCCGGGTCCGTTTTATTGATCCTTGAAAACAACATATTAATTCCTCCTTCTTTCAGAATTGCCGTTCAAAGGCAATAGGATTATGAAACAATTGTGGTTAACAACACCTGACTATGAGAACCCTGCTTCGATCTGTTTGAACAAACGAGTTCTCCCATCAAATACAGAATTGATGTTTTTGCTTTCTGATTTTCAGGTTGAATGAAAGGACCAACTGTAAAATCTTGTCCCTTACAAACAACAAACTCAAGAAATTCAGAATTGAGGAATAAAGCAGAACTGTATGTTGGTGAATATGACTGAGGATCAGTATTAGCAGACCCTGTATATGTATCAGGCATATACTCATCCCACATAAATGTTGCACCGAGATACTTAGCTCCACCGAATCCAAGATTGGCAACAGGTTCATTAGTCAACATGATTTGACCTTTTGCACGACCAGCACCAAGATATGTTTCATAATAATACTGATCACATAAAATCAAATCTGGTGCTTTTCTCTTACCGTTCTTTGTTCCACCACGTGAACACAAATTGTACAAATGTGCAATTTCTTTGATGAACATTTCATAAGTAGTTGCCGTTGACCTTTTATAACGATTCTGCCACCATGCATAAGTTGATTGGTTGATACCACCAATAGTTGCTGAAGCAGTAGGAAGTTCCTTTATCAAAACATTGATAGGAGTTATATCTGAACCTCCATTGCCGGCAGTAATAGCACCAAGAATCATCTGTTCAACAACTTCCGTAAATGACATCTCAGTGTTATTTGCTTTTTTCTGTAACAAATCAAGGATTTTCTGTTTACCTTGATTCATCGCAAGTTCTTTGTTGGAAATACTTGTTGACCCGGCAAGTTCTTTCCAATTGTAATATGCTGACGTCATCGACTCTTGGGGGGTGGTATCAATAACATCATAACCACTAGTCATTGATTTAATTGTAGTATTCTTCCCATATTCAAGAGGAATAACAATCCTTTCACCACCATCCTCAACACGCTTTCTTCCATTTGCATGAATCCAATAGAAGAAAGGACACGCACTGAAAATGTTATCATATAACTGATGCCTATAGTTCATCCATGTGGTTGACAATAGATCATCAAAGTTATAAGTTACACTATTTACCGGCATATAATACCTCCAAATTAATCAGATTCCGCAAGAGCATTTTCTGCTTGATTCCATGCCTCTTGCATAGTTTTCGCTGGTTTAACATCTATATTTTGTTCTGACCTTCTTTTTCCACTAAATTCAAAAATATTTTTTCTGCCATTGCTTTCGGTCTGACGTTGATTTGTAGGTGTATCTTTTATGCCAAGCTCCGCTTTAGCATATTTGCACAACCTACCCAAATCATTATACGCACCAGGTCCAAAAGATTTAGCAATTTCATCCATTCTCTTTATTACTTGTTCGGGAAGTTTATTTGATTTAATGAAAGTTTGCACACGCTCGACGAAAGTATTTTTCGTATTATCATCAAATCTTTTTCCAATTCCATCAACATTATCCAAAACCTTGTCTATTGCTTCAGCCAACATTTTAAGGTGGGGAGCATAATAATCCTTTTCGGGATCATCAAATTTCAATTGATCAACAAGTTTTTCTCTCTTTGGATGTTCATCATTATGTTGCTGTTGCTGAATATTTGGTTGATTCAATCTATCAATCAATTTTTGAAGAACAGTTGTTGTATCAGAATCCTTCTTTACAGAAGAAAGTTCTGATTTCATTCCTTTAATTGTTTCAACAAGTTTTGAAACAACTTCTCTTTGTTCCTCAGGAAAAGCATCAACTTTAATCTTTCCAACAAGTTGATCTATATCATCACCTGGAAGATCATCTAAGTTTTCATCATGTTCCTCTCGATTTTCATCATTACTTTCCACCAAGGAAGTAAACGTCTGACCATCTTCTGATAGGAATCCATCTATTACTTTTCCTGCCATTTTATTTCTCCTTTATTTTGATGCTACTTGGTTATATTTCTCAAAACTTCTCATTCCACTAAGCCCTAACATTCCTATTAATAAAGTCATTAATTCTCCAATATTCAATATTGGCATAGGTGGAGCATCTGGATAAAATAGTTTAGCAAACCAAACTATAAAAGGCATAAGAACATAATTATATGCTAGTGCTGATGCACATACCCAACCTACTGCTGGCCTCCATCCTGAAACAAATATACTTCCACTTTTAGCTTCCTCAGCATTTACTTTTACTTGCTCAAGCATTAAGTTAAATTCATTTTGAATTTGCTGCATTTCTCCTTGCTGTTGAAGTTTAAACATTTCTAACTTAGCAGCTTCAGCAGCAGTTTTATCTGGAAAGATTTTGTCTATAATCTTTGATCCAAAATCAAACAAACTTCCCAAACCTGTTATATCAAATCCCATATTTAATACCTATCCTCAATAAATAATAAGAAATCTTTAAAATCTTTTGTTTTTTCAAGAAATGCCTTAAATGTATCACCGCTATTTAGAACAGCCCTATTTCCTTTCAATTTTCCAGTTGTTGACCCCAGCAATACACAACCAAGTGTATCTGCCTCAACATTTCCAGCATGAAATAAAACTGCTGAATGGCCAGGAACTAATATCTCGAAAGTATTTGGCCATTTTGCACCATGAAATCTTACGCATTGATATGAACCAGAAGGAATGTATAATTTTCCAACTTCATCAATATCAGGTTCTAATGTAAAACAAAATATTTCTCCATCCAGAACAAGAATTCCAATTGCTCCATCTTTTGTTTGTTCAAGACGAACTATTCTTGCTCTCATTTATGTGTTCCTTCCATATGTTTTATTAATACCTTACCATTCTCTTTTACATCATCACTTATCGTAGTTAATTTTGAACTTAATACTGCCATTTGTTCTGGAATATTTGACATTTTTTCAAGAGTCAAAAGTACATGAGTTTGGTTAGTTTTTAATAGTGTTATATCTGTCTGATGTACCCATAACACTGAAAAAATTGAAACAATAAGAGCAGTTATCATTGATCCAATAATTCCTGCTTTTAAACTTATTTTTGTCTCAGTTGAAATTTCCACATCATCATCCTTACTCAAGAATGGCGATTTTCCCTGTCTTGCTTGCTCTTTCTGTGTCATTATATCTTTTGATTGCATCTCCAAGATCCTGTTTATTTCTGACATATTGTTGAACATCATTTCCATCTTTGTCAGTCAAGGTGGCACCAACAAATTGAGAACGGAAAATCTTAACAGAAGTTTTTGAAATAATTCTTTCCATTGATCCATTACAACAATAACATTTAATTTGAGTTTTATATTCTTCAACTTTAAAATACTTTTCTAAAGTTGCACCACATTCAGGACATTCATATTCGTATAAAGGCATTACTGTTTAACCTTTCTTTTGTTTCCTTGTTGTTCTTCTGGTGATAAATGTAATTTTCCTCCACGCATTTTCGCAACTTCAAGCATCATATTAATTTGTTTTTCTTTTGCTTGTTGTTCTTCAATCTGTTTCTGAATTTCTGGAGAATTTAGCAAATTTATATCCTCAAGAGCAGGAAACATAGAAGGAACAACTTCAAGTAGTCCATCAAGATTAACTTTCTTCTGTATCAATTCTGGAGGAAATTGAGATAATGCCTGCATAAATCCAACAAATTCCTGTCTTTCTGACTCAGGAAGTTTTGCACTCATACTTCCTATTTCTACCTTAACATTAAATTGGCCTTCTATATTGCTTTTATCAATATGCAGCCAAGTTAAAGCACGTTTCTTACCTGCAATTGGAACTGCTGCTTGAGGAGATAAATTAGCTTGCATTGATTGTAATAGTTTATCACCAGTTTCTCCCATAAAATCTTCTATCAATGCACGTCTATCTTCTTTTCTTAAATCACTTGAACCATATACTTTACTTGCTTCATATGCAGTTTTTCTTCTTTCAATAACTCCACGATCTGCTTCATTAGTAGTTGCGAGTCTATCGAAATCTCCACGAGCTTGATCAAGATTTGTATAAACAGAAGTATCTAATGGAGCATCTGTAAGAACTCCAATAGTTTTATCTAATGGAAGTTCTTTTACTTTGAAAAAAGTTCCATCTTCACCAGCTTCTATTTTATCCATTTCTTCTTCAGAAATTTGATTTTCAATATAACCATATTTTCTACCATATCTTTTAGCATGAGTTATAACCATTGCACGAGATTTATTATATTCATCTTGAGGTGATTTCAAAACTTTAATATCAGATAATGGATATATTTCATCTGGTATATCATTATATTGTAAAAATGTATAAGGATGCTCTTCAACTCCTTCTGGTGTCTCATCATTTCTTAACCATTCATCATGACCTTCTGCAATTACTTTTAATTTGTCATGTTCTATATCCCATATTTCATATATCGTAACTCTCTTTAAATCTTCTTGAAGTTCATTATATTCACTTTTTCCCATTTCTTGATCTGACAAACTTATTCCACGCTTAACCATATATGATGGTTCAAGATTTTTTGTATTTTTATATTTTTTATCATTCTTAACATCTTGAAGAGGAAGCGAAATTTCCTCAATAATATACCTTCCATCTTCAAAATAATTAGGACATTCTGTATCAAATATTAAAGATGCGGGAGAAATCCTTCTTGTAACAAATTGTTCATTTAACATTATTTCTTCATTTTCATCAGTTTGAACATTTCCTTCATCGTCTATATCATAGATAGGATTTTCTTTTTCATAACCGAGAATCTTTGGTTTACCATAATTTTCATTTATAATCATGTGTGCGACATAACCAGTTTTCAAACAACCGAATAAAAAGAAAGCATCAAGAATTGCAAGACGACATTGCTTCTTTAATGTTATTCTAAGATTCTCGTTTGCATAATAATTCAAATAAATCTCAGCAGTTTTTGCATTATCAATAATTTTCTTTTTTTCTTCTTCGCTATCATCATGACCAGTTTTCGGAGTAACGTACCACTTTGGATTCTGAAAATATAAAAATGGCAATTGAGATTTTATTGTAGCAAACACCAAATTTGTAACAGGTTTTTCTTTCCATCCGGAACTATCAGAATCCCACTGTTTCGACTTATAATATGCAATATATTTCTTTGCTTCTTTGACCTTATGGCCACGAAGTTTTTTACCACGTTCAATTCTATCACGCCATACTCTAATTTCTTGTAAATCTTTTTCTGCTTGATTTACTTTCTTTTTATTATCTTTTGCCATTAATATGTCCTGCTATTAATAACACCGTAAGTAGCTTCGCTTGGAAACTTGCCTAATGCACGTTGCAATCTTTTCTTCCATAATGTTAATGAATTTCTATCTAATGCTTGTATATCAACTACTTTTGATGATGGTTTCAAAATTTCAAATAACATTTGTTCTGCATCTATCAAGTCATCATTATGTGCTTTTGGAAATCTTATAAGTTGTTCTTCAAGATCACCATCTTTTAACTTTATATTATGCCAAACATATCCACCTTCATACCAAGGTTGCATTTGTTTTATTGCAAATTCTTTATTTAGTCTTGTATTCTTTCCAAGTTCCTCACAAGACATATAGAACTTTTCATCACGTTGCTTTTTCTTTATAAAAGATTTTAACATCTTTTCAACTAATGCTTTTTGTGCTCCATATTTTATACAATTCCAAACAAAAAACCATTCCTTCAAATCATCAAGGAAGGAAGCTGGATCAACTTGTTTGTTATATGTGTCCAATATATAAACATTTTCTTTGTAATCTTGGAATCCAGGAACCATTGCTGTGTAATCATTTTTTCCTTCTTCTGTTGCACCATCAGCGGCCATGTACATACTACCAAGAGGAACAGTTACACCATCTTCACGTTCACAAATTTTCTTGTCTGGATTGTATTGAAAATATCTGAAATAACTTTTCTTGAATACTGCATCTTCTTGTGGTATTGGGTCCTGTTGATATAAACAAGAAAATAAATATGAACCCATTTTTGGTCCAGATTTAATTTTCATCAATTCTTCTATTGAATAGCGTTCAGGCCAAAGAGGAATTTTTACATCATTTTTAACTGTATATGATGAAAATTTAATTACTTCAATATCTGGATCTTTTTCTAAATCACCATACAAATCATAGTCATCCCATCTTGTTCCCACAACATCAATCGGAGTTTTTGGATCATTTCTTAGTGGAAATACAGATTTCCACATTTCGCGAACTTTATCCATTTGATCACGAGTAGTTGTGTTTTCTCTTGTAACTAAGTCATCAATAATTATATGATCAAAGTGTCTCGATGTAGTTGTTGAATCAGCACCAAATGCTTCAAATGTTCCTTCAAGGACTGGCCTTCCCCCACGATTTGGAACATGTATTTCTTTTGAAGTCCACTTTGTTTCAGGTGCTTGTGGTTTTCTTGGACACCATTCAGAAAAATACATTCTGAATCTTTCGTTAGTAAGATATGGAAATCCAATTGCAGTAACCATATCTTCTGCATTTCCTAATACAGAAGATATAACAGCAAGTCTTATGGATGGATTATTAATTTGTAATTTAATTGCTTGAACTATAGTTACATTAGTAGTCTTTAGAAATCCACGTGGAAGCAACCAAAGTCTTATTGCTTTTTTTCTTGGTTCATCTAATTTTTTACAAACATTTTTATAATGAAATTCAACAGACAAATCTTTAAATCCAAGCAAATCCTTTGCAAGAAGATATGAATTATCTTGATATTTTTTTCTTTCTTGTTTTATATCAATTACTGTATTTTCCATATTCCACCGGAGGATAAAACATAACTTCCTCTATTTCAGCATCAATGACTATACCTTTTGATCTCTCTTCAAATTGTGCAATTTCCTGTTCAAGTTTCGTAATATTTTTCTTGGATTCTTGTAACATTTCCAACTTTTTCTCTGTCATTAACGATTCTACAAATCTCTGTTTCTCAGCATATTCATCTATAAGATCACCATGCATAACCATGGCTTTTCTTTTTATCCATGGTTCGTGACTTTCCAAACCAGACAAGACAGTATTAATAATCATATCCATTGCAACAATAAACTTCGGCCCTATCTCTTCACGTAATCTATTTCTGTCAATTATCGAAATATATCTTAATCCAACTTCTGCATATCTTAATGTTTCTTGTAAGTTTTTCTTAGAAAGTTCAGGTATCAACTTATCAATTACTTGTTCAACATTAAGACCACGCATCTTCGCCAAGGAAGAAACAGGTTTGGCCAGTAATGCTCTATTTTGTTCATACTGTGATGATAAACTTAATGCTAGTTCCATGGTTAATTATTAAATGTTAATGTAAATGAAGCTGAGTTAGCGTTTATGCCACCGTCAGATTTCCAACTATACACATTACCATTCTTTTCTGAAACTATTGTCATTCCATCTTTAGATGGAGTTAAATATTGTTTAGCTGAAAAAGTTCCAGATACATTTTGAGCAAGTCCATTAGAACTTATCCAAAGATATGGATAATATTGAATATCTGTGAATATTTTGGTCTTTGCTCCATCTTCTTGATTCGAGAAGAATCCACCAGCCCCACCAGTTGTAGTACCATCAAATACTATAGGAACACCACCTGAATTTGTAGTGGTATTAAACACAACTTTATATAAACCACCTTGTAAAAATACATCAGTCCAAGCTAATCCATATGTAGCTCCGGTAGTTATTGCAGTAGTTATATCATGACCATTGGCATTAACAGTTAACGTATTGTATGGAAAAGAAACATAATTCGTCCAAGATTTAATTAATTCATCACTGAAATTCTCAACTATTCCAGCAGTTTTTCCATACCCAACTAGAGTTTTGCTTCCATCATTATATGATTGTTTGAATCCAATATAAGGACTAATATCAGTAGATGGATTTGTTACTAATGCATATCCATCAAGAAGCGATAAATAAGCTGTAAAATTTAAAAGAATATATCCAGCTGCTGTATATTTTATTTTCTTTATATTTATGTCAATACTAGCTAGTGTAGTAAGTATATATTCCTTACCAACATATTCAGTATTTACATAATTCTTTAAAAAATAGTTTAATGTCTCTAGTTCATATCCAGCAGTTTTCATATGTATGAGGTTATCATTAAGATTCCTCATATTATTAATGCCATTTCCTCTTGCTGTATTAAAGTCAACTAATTCTTTTTCATATGGTTCAAATGGAGGAACCCATACTTTCGTTGTTCCAGTAAGTTCCATACCAAGATTAGTTTTCATTTCAACTTTCTCTGGTTTTATTGTTTTTTGTCTTGGTATTTTCTCATCAAATATATCATTAAAAGATACACCATCAGATGTATATTGTTTTCTCGTGATCTTTCCTTGATAATGTCTTTTCATTAAACTGTCGTCCTTGGCCACGTAGCATCAGTTATAATAGATGCCAGTGTTGTTTTCTCTGTAGCAGATAAACCACCATCCACATATCCCATATGATATGCAGCTACCATACAGTTTTCACACTGCTTTACTGTAGGAATGTCACTATTCTTTCCTCTCATCTTATTAATTGTTAATTCATCTCCACATGTGCAAGTTATTTTCATTGACATATTAATTCTCCTCAATTTTTATATATCTACCTGAGAAAATATATTCATCAATCTTTTCTCCAATTTTTAATACTTTTGTATGACTGACATTATCACCTTGTTTATTCTTATCAATCATTGAAACAGTTGCTTCATGTTGAGTATCGTCCGTTGAAATTATAATGTGCATTGTCATATTAATACCTCATATAGATAATGAAAAAGTAATATACAGTTGTAATTACAGAAAGAATGGCTATGAAATCTTCCCAAATATTTCTAAAACGGTGCTTCACGTCCATGATCCTTCTTGTATTTTGATTTGTTCTTAAAATATTGAACACGTTTCTCATTACTCTTGACGTTAATTGATGCTGGTTTCTTTGAACCAAACCACTTTAAAACTTTTTTGTGGTCTTTATCTGAAACTAACGCATATCGTTTACCCAGCTTTTTTAGCATCTTTAATTTCCTTTTCAAGTTGTTCTGTTTTTGATGCTTGTCCTTTCTGGTATTTCATCCATTCACAGAAGAATGCATCTGGTTTATTTTCATCTTGAATTAAGGGAACGGATTGTCTTCCATGACTTACTCCGTTTGGAGAAAACACAGAAAGGTTTACCATTGTATCTGACCATACATATGTAACAATTGCAGCCATTTTTTGATCAGATTTTCCAAGAATGTGATCGTTTTTATCTGGTGTAAATAAAACAATTCTTCCAATCGTAGGTTTTATCATTTTGTTTCATCCTTTCATTCAAAACTAAAATTTTGGCTGACGGAAGTATAGGGGAAAGGAATATAAAAGTCAATATAAAAGAATACAGTGGGAATAAATATTTTTATAATAGAAATCTTTGCAATTGGAAAAATGTGAATTGAAAATTTGTGGAGATTGTTAGAAGGGGCTTTCCCCGTTTGCGGAGGGGGTAGGGAGGTCGCATGGGGGGGGCGTACTACTCTCTCACGCAAGTCGCGCCACCACTGCAAAAGAAAGGGATTGACTTTTCAATCTAAGTGCGATATACTTTAGTCGAAAGTAAGAAACGTATCATAAAAAACTAAATTGGAGGTAAGGGATTATGGAAGCGATTGATAGAAGCGAAGTATCAAGAAGTTTGGCGAAAGCTATTGCCTATAAGAATTGCGGTAAGGATAAAGAAGCGGCTGACTGGGCAAGAAAGTTAATAGAACAATTAAGATGCGCTGAAATATTAAAGTAGTCTAACCTAAAAATAAAAACGATAAGCGATAAAAAATCGCTTGACATTTGGAAGGGGTTAGCGTATAATTCCTTCTAAATTAACCCGCTCTTTCCCTTTAGCTACCGGACACAAAAATCGTAGACAAGGGGAAGAGTAAACACACAAACAAATGAAAGGTAGGTGCTATCATGGCAGGAATCATGTTTAACGGTAAGGAAATTAGCGTTGAGGAACTCAATTCCAAGATGGCAGAATTGAAAGCATTGCAAGGATTGCAGAAAGAAGCAAAGAAAGCCGGTCTAATTACAAAAGCAGTTGCGGCGCAGAAAGAGAAG